GCTCTGTCTCTGTAAATTTTTAGTGTTGTGATCCAGCTTGCAAGGTTATCTTCAGGATAGGTATATGCATAAGTCTTTCTTACATGTTGAGGGATGTTTAGCACAGGAAGTCCTAGTAGGCAACTTTTTTCTATCAAACGCCAACCAACACCACACTTCACATCTACATCTGAATGATGACCCTCATCTTTTTCAATAAACAAAGGTGTGTATGTGTCATGTATCTTTTGTTCTGAAACTTTTATTTTAGGCAGTTTTGTTCCGTTAATCCATTCTTCTTTACCCAAAGGTGCAAAGTTTACCTTTCTCCATTGTTTACAATTTATTACACTTATCTGAGGCCATAGCTTGAAGTATTTTGTACCTGATTTTGGATTCATTGTAGGATTGTTAAATTTTGTGCTTTCATATTCGTCTATAATTTGCCCTGCTACTAAAAACTCAGGAGCGCCATCTAACCATTTCCTTATTTGTTTGTCAAACTCTGTTGTAGTTCTACCATCAAACACTATACCTTGATGAACAAATACCAAATAGTCATTGTTGTGGCAATACTGTTCTACAGTTTTTTTAGTTGCTCCAAAATGTTCCCAATCTATTTGTGTAGCAGTGCAACCAAACTTTATATAATATCTATTCCACGATTGGTCATGGGTCAACGTATCCTTAATAACGTAAATATATTTTATTGAGAGCATATTTTTCTTAGAGCGTTTTCTTGATATTCGTACATTACAGGTTCTTGTTCTCCGTGTACAATAAAATGATATCTATCTTCGTCACTATCATTTACAACGCTATGCATCATTCCTGTATTCGGATATATCGCATAACTTTTATCAAAAGGAAGATATCCTTTTTGGTGTACATAAAACTTACAACCTTTTGGATTATTAATTGCAATATTAAGTGCGCCACCTACAAACAAACTTCTGTCAATATGTGGTGCAATATATCCACCAGGTGCGACTTTCATTATCCTTACTCTAGTAAATTTTTTATAAGGTAATCTTTTTATGAATTTTTTACATGCTGGTAGATATTCTGATACATCAGTCCAGCGATTTTCTTTACAGTAGTCTTGGTATCCGTATCTGCTATGTGCTTGTGTATGTGTGCTACTTAATCCGTATAATGTTATTGCTTCCCAACCAGTACCGTCTCCTCCGCGATGTGGTACAAAGTTATCACGCAAAGGTTTAATTTCATTTAAAAGTTTTTCAAAGTTTGGTACAGGAAAATTATCTGCAAGTGCTACAGGAATATAAGGACCTAATTTCCTTGTGTCTCTATTTTCCCATTCGCTAATATCGTTATAAGGAGCAAGTGCTTCATAGTCATTTGCCTCAGCGAATTTTCTTACTTCTATTGGAATCATAAAGTATATATCGCTTAATATTGTGTTAACTAGGTAAAGTGACTACGCCCTCACGTAAAAGTTTTTCTCTGTTGGCCATGTGTTTCATTTGTATTTCTTCTTTGGAGCCTCCAAAGTAAGCTACAGCATGTCCTTCTTCGATTAGTATATCAGTAGCTCGTTTGCCGTCAATAAGAAAGTCTCCTAAGATTCTTCCAAACTTGCCTTTTTTATCTTCACCACTTTTATCTATTTCAGTTTTTAGAACTTGCATTGATCCTATAGGTAGCAGTTCTTTTAGTTTGGCTTTGCTTGCTAATCCAAACGCCTTTTCTACTTTATCTCTTGTTCTAGACTCGGGTGTATCTATGCCCATCATACGCACACGCTCTTTGTGCATCCACACACCAAAACCTAGATCTATATCTACATCAACTGTGTCTCCGTCTACAACTCTTAATATTTTACATTTATATTCATACATATTATTCTCCTTCTATATCAACTTCCTTCGAACCCATCGGATCCATCGTCGTCGATTCGTTTTTCATCTCTTGGTCGTTTTTTTTTGAAAACAGATCTTCAAAACTTAAGGCTGTTACAAAAATTGTTGTGGCGGCTAACATTGGCATTGTGTATATCATCTTCTCAGTAATGAATGCTACAGTCCAAGTTGGTGCTAGTACAGCTGATGCTTTTATTGTCGCTAGTTTCCAATTCATCCTAAATCCATCCTCCATGGCAGTATAGTATAGCCTAGCGGTGCTAGGACGTATTGTTCGAAGCAGTAGAATGATATCAGTGCTAGTATAGTTCTAGCCCACCAAGGCAACTTAATTACTTGATTTCTTAATGGTGTCATAGCCCAAAATATAAAACGTGCTACGTGTCCCCAAAACCAATCACCAATATTAAATGGTGGTGTCTTCCATAGTATCACAGGTACCAACAGCCACCATAACCATAATGGATAATCATCATCCGGAGTATCAAAATAAATTGCAAGTGCAATCATTCCTAGTAGATAAAGACCTATGTATTTTTTAAGGTGCTGGGTCATTTGTTTACATTAATCCAAATACAGTCTACAGTTTGTCCTTTTGCTGTGACAAGCACACTTGCTTTACTCATTGCTGAAACGCAAGTTTCTTTATCTTCATAGTTACCAATATGGTATGTTTCCATTTGGTTAGTAGCAGTTAACGCTATCCATAACAAAGCCCACATTATTCACTGCCAAACATTTCTATTAAAGGCGGCCCAAAGTTTCCTGCGGCCCATCCTAGTGCAACAATAGCAATGACGCCAATGACTAACCATTTCATTTTGAAGTCGTCTACATCCATTCTAATTGCCACAAGCTCATTTCCTAGTATACGAAGTTGAATCTCCATTTTACCTTTGTCATCTGTTTCTGCCATTTATTATCTTCCTTGTCCTCTGTACTTTTTGAAACTTCTGCGTTTACTTTTATTCATTTTGCATGTCGACGGCTTACGTCCTATGCTAGTTTTGTGAAACACAGGTTCATGTGCAATATATGCCTTGTGTAACTTCATAATAACCTCCCAATCATTATATGTGTATTTATAGGAATAGCCATAAAAAAAGGGTGCGTTAAGCACCCTTAGTAACTGACCATGTCAGCTAATGTTAGAAGCTAAATGAAGCGCCAACTGTGATGTCGCTTCTTGTTTCAGTTTCTAAATTGTACGAAACTTCACCATACACTTTCCAGTTGCTGTCCATCATATGTTCAGCTTTGAAATCTAGTGTAGGTAATGTATCTGTGTGGTCCAACAACATAAAATCTGTGTTGTTATTCCATACAGTTAAATCTGTACCAACTGATAACTCAGTTGCACCACCTAACCAATAAGATGCTTTAGGTGTCAATGTAACATCTAGTACTTCTGTGTTAACATTGTACTGAGAATCTAATTCGCCTGAAAAGCTAAGGCCTGAAGCCTCTTCCGCAATTACAGGAGAAGATATAGCCAATAAGGCCACTGTGGCAAGTTGTTTAATCATTGCTTATTCTTTCCTTTTTTTATTGTAAGAACATAATGGGGGGGAGGTTATTATGCTCTATAGTATGTATACTTTCTCTTTCAAAAAAGTTCAAGTTATTTTGCCAACCACGACAAAAAACTTTAATTGTGTTGCATATGAACAACACAAACTTATATATCAAAAACTAGACGAAATCATAAATTTTAATGAACGTCCATCTTGACTAAATCCGTGCGGTGACTCGTACTGCTCGTTAAGTACATTTGCCATTGTAACACCTAGATTAATTCCGTAATAGTTTTTGCTAAAACTTAAATCTAATAGATGTAATTCTGGCATATTAATTGTAGTCCAATTTGAATTGTGTATATCTAAATGTTTGCCTTTGTATTTGTAGTTGGTAGTAATATTATATGAATCTATTTCTAAATTATGTAATAGTCCTAAATTATAATTAGGACGTCTAAGAGACTTTATGTCAAACTTTTCACTGTCTATGTAACTAGCAAAAAGTTTTAGATTTTTTTGATTGTAGCTTAATTCTATTCCTTGGTTGTTGAGGTCACCGATATCAGATTGAAAAAATGTAGAAGTAAAGTTTTTGTAATCTAAACTTATTTCTTGTGTATTACTGTGTTCTTTATCTGTCCATGTTGTAGCATTTTTATATCCTGTTGAATGATTGCCACGTAATGTAAAATCTTTTATAGGTTGTATGAATCCTATCTTGTAGGTACTTGCATCTTCATCTAGTCTGTAGTGATAAGAAAATATATCGTAACTAAAATTTCCATATAAACCTATGTTATGGTATTTGTTGGTTTTAGATTCATCATGTTTGTAATCAAATCCTAATCCCCAATTATCTTTTTTGTGTTCACCTTTTATCATATAGCTGTTGCTTTGATAATGTGCATCATCATACTGTCTATCATATTCGTGTGTATGTAAAGTAAGTGTAGTAGTTCCTAGTTTATTATAATAATCTAAGCCTGTTTGAAATGCGTAAAAAGTATTGTCAGCCCATTTGCCTTCTTGTATATCTAAACTATGTCCGTCTATTTCTGCAAAAGTATTTCTAGCAAAAAAACTATTACGCCAATGTAAATTATAGTCAAACCATTTGCTTGTGTTTATTCCTATGTTCTTTGCTTCTACACCATCTTTTTCTTCTGCGCCTGCAAGTGCTGACTGTGTTTCAGATTCGTGTACACCTCCTGAAAAACTTATATCCCAGTCATTGTATGTTTTCACATAATAGTTTCCGCTTACAGTGTTAAGATCAGCTTTAACTTTATTTTGATAATCAACTGTTGTTATAAAATTAATAGCACCGCCTATTGCATCTGCACCAAAATGTGCTCCTGCACTTCCTTTGTAGACATCAATTTGGTAAACATTAAACATAAAGTCTTGTCCTATATCAAATGCACCTGTTGGTGTAGAGAAATCATTTATAGGAATACCGTTTAACAAAACTTGTGTATGATTGCTGTTAGATCCTCTTAGGAATATTGATGCTTGTTGCCCAGTAGTTCCAGATTGTGCTACATCAACTCCTTGTACAAAGTTAAGCACACTTGGTAAGTCTACTAGGTTGTGTTTTTCTATTTCAGTTTTAGATATAACATAGGAAGGAGAAATTGCATCTCCTGTAAGATTACTATTACCTAACGGTATAGTTAGATGTAGACAAGGAGGATCATCATTCCAACTACAAGTTTCATCATTAGCAATTACTGATGTAGTAAGCAATAATAAAATTAAAAGACTCCTTAGCATAAAGTCTTTATTATATAATATTATTACAAAAATGTCAAGAAAAAAGCAACTTTTCTGTTGCCAGGTAAGTTGCCAACCCCGTTAGCCTAATCTAGGCCGCCATTGCCATTTCTGGCGCATAATTGTCGTTTGCAATTATAAAGTTTGACCAATAACGCAGTCATCCGGTTAACTCCACTTCACTTCCTACACTCGTCGATCCTAGTTCAGGCCCATCATAAGCACATGACTTGCAACCTCTCGGTCCTTGTCCTATGCACAGGAAAGCAGGTGCATCTACTCTCATGTGTTTATGGTGGACCTGCGCGGTACTGCCCCGCGGTCCGATATGTGTCCATGTTGCTTCAACATTAACAGTTTATTTATAACAGAAGAGAAAAGGTTTGTCAACCATTAATTAACAAACCTTTTCAGAAAAATTACATTGCGTTCTTTTTTTCTTGGATCTCTTTACGGCGTTCCTTTGTAAGTTTACCTAGGTCACCTAGAGCTTTACGAGCTCTTGCGGCCGCGGCCTTAACACTCTTATCTTCGAATGTTTCTGACTCAGCGAGGTAGTTATTAAACGCTTGTACGATTTGTTCGTGTGTTGACATATTGTCCTCCTAGTTTAATTTAAGTCCTGTTGTTGTTTCAACATACGTCTTAGATATATTATCATCTGTACGGCTGACCATAGCAACAGAACTGGTTAGTAATTTATATTTTTCTTTTTCAGGATTAACGCTCATCATAAATGGTGCAAGTCCTACACCATTTTGACCCATAACCAAACACATTGGTTTGTGTAACATCATGTAGTCTCTTGCTTCTTCATCTAGTCTTGCTACAATTTCTTCGCCACTAGTAAGTTTAATAGAGATGGTGTCCCCTTTTTTATAAGGTGCTTCAATTAACATTATAAAGAGTGTCCTGTTCCTGTATAGTTTGTGTCTTCAACATACTTTGCAAATTGCTCGTAGCCTCCAACACCTTTACCATTTACTTTGATTTGTGGGAACGTTCGCGCTTCCGGAAAGTTTTCAAAAACTTCTTCACGGTCAAAGTCTTTTCCAAGTTCTTTGTAGGTAAACTTGAAACCTCTTGTCTCGCATAATTGCTTCGCTTTCATGCAAGAAGGACAAGCAGGCTTGCCCCATATTTCTATGCTCATAAACTAAATCCTTTCAATGAGTCTTTGCTTACATCTTGTTTAATGCCCCCAATGATGTAGCTCTCAACTTCAGTTTCTTGTGGTGCAACTTGAAGTCCTGAACTACTCAACCAGTGTTGTGTCCACGGTAGCGGATTTGTATTAACTGGCTGATCAAAGATTGCTTGCAAACCTAAAGCCTTAAGTCTACGATTAGCAATGTACTCTACGTACTGGTGTAACAATGTTGTATTCAAACCAATCATTGAACCGTCTTTGAACAAATATTCTGCCCATGCTTTCTCTTCTGCTACACATTCACGCCACAGGTCGTAAACTTCTTTTTCGCATGACTTAGCAATCTTTGCCATTTCTGGATCATCTTTACCTTGCGCCCAAAGTTTTAAAATGTGTGTACTCAACGCTAGGTGTTGTGCTTCGTCACGAGCAATAAGAGAAATAATTTTTGCCGAACCTTCCATAAGTTTAAGTTCGCCAAAACCAAATGTACATGCAAAACTTACATAAAATCTTAAACCTTCTAAGATATTTACTGTCATCATTGCAAGGTACAATTTCTTTTTAACTTCACGCATTGTGCCTTTGCCTTTGTGCATAAAGTTATCAACTGCTTCATTAAACGCATCGTAATGTTTTGTAACACTTACAGCACGTTCAAGAATCTTTTCGTCATCTAAAATAGTATCAAATACTTCTGAAGGATCAGCATAAACATTTTTCATAATGTGTGTATATGAACGTGAATGAATTGTTTCAAAGAAGTCCCAAGTAACAATACATCCTTCTAGCTCAGGTAATGATACATGCGGAAGAAATGCAAGACAAGGACCGCGTCCTTGTACACTGTCTAACAAAGTTTGGTACTTCAAATTAGCAGTAAAAATATGTTTTTGCTCTGGACGGAAGTTTGCATAGTCAGCACGATCTTTCTGCAAACTTACTTCCTCAGGACGCCAAAAGTAACCTAGCATTGTTTGATTTAATTTATCAAACACAGGGAACTTAAATGTGTCATACCTTTGTGTATTTTGATCAGCCCCAAAAAACATATTTTGCTTTGTGAAGTCAACTTTTTCTTTGTTAAAAACAGTCTTTGCCATGTGTGTCTCTTTCCTAATTTTCCTATAGTATACGATCTTTGTAAAGCAGTGTCAACCTAAATTGCACACGCTTCACAATATTCATCGTACTCTTCATCCGTTCCCATAAACTCAGAACGTTCTAATGGTTGTGGTTTTTCTTCTTCATCTTTCATTTCACTTGGATCAGTTTTGTAATCATAAGTGTTTTGATAGTATGAAGTTTTCCAACCATACTTATACGTATTTAATAAATCTTGTATCATAACACTCATAGGAACTTCATTATTTTCAAAGTGTGTTGGATTATAACTCCAATTACCACTAATAGCTTGATCAAAGAACTTTTGCATTACAGCAACAACGTTGATATAACCTTCATTATTAGGCATATCCCATAGTAGTGTATAGTAGTTCTTTAGAGTTTGATACTGCGGAACAATCTGCTTAAGAGGCCCTTTTTTGGACTTCTTAACGGACAAGTATCCGCGTGGTGGTTCGATTCCGTTAGTCGCGTTCGACACAACGGAACTGCTTTCTGATGGCATCTGAGCGGACAATGTCGAATGTCGAAGGCCGTGTTGTTTGATATCATCGCGTAAACCATTCCAATCATAATTTAATTTTCCATCAACAATATTATCAACATCTTTCTTGTAAGTGTCAACAGGAAGGATGCCGTCACTGTATTTAGTGCGGTTAAAATATTCACATGCACCACGCTCCTGTGCTAGGCTGTTGCTGGCTTTGAGTAGATAGTATTGAAATGCTTCTGTCAAATCGTGTACAAGTTTCCATGCTTTCTTGTCTGCATAGTTTACTTTGTTTTTTGCGAGATAATGTGCAAGTCCAATATAACCAATACCTAAACTACGTCTTGCTTTTGTACTAATTTCTGCGGCCTTAATTGGATAACGTTGGTAGTCAATAATTTCTTCTAATGCTCGTACAGCAAGATCACAAAGTTCTTCAAGGTCATCTAGTTCTTTAATAAGACCAACATTGATAGCTGAAAGAATACAAAGTGCAATTTCACCTTCTTCATCATCAATGTGTTGCAACGGTTTTGTTGGAAGTGTAATCTCTTGACACAAGTTACTCATGTATACAGTATCTTTGAATGAGCTGTGTGTATTACAATGATCTACATTCATAATATAGATACGTCCTGTTTCTGCACGTTCTTTAATAAGTGCTGAAAATAAATCCATTGCAGGAATTGTTTTCTTTTTGATAGATGTTTTGCGTTCATACATTTCATACATTGTTTTAAACGCATCTGGATCTCCAAAATATGCATCATACAATCCAGGAACATCGTGGGGGCTGAACAATGTAATGTCGCCGCCCCCAAGCAAACGCTCGTACATTGTTTTGTTAAGTTGAATACTGTAATCCAACTTACGCACTCTGTTATCTTCTGTACCTTTGTTATTTTTTAACACAAGGATGTCTTCAATTTCTTGATGCCAAAACGGGAAGTGGGTTGTAGCACTACCGCCACGTACACCATTTTGTGTACAACATCTTACTGTTGCTTCAAACTTTTTTAGGAACGGGATTATTCCTGTGTGTGCTACTTCTCCTCCTCTGATTTTTGCGTTGACGCCTCTGATACGTCCTGCGTTAATGCCGATACCAGCTCTTTGAGCTGTGTATCTACCGATGGACATGTCTGACGCAAAGATCGAATCGAGTGTGTCGTCGCTGTCAACAAGAACACAAGAGGCAAACTGCCTAACTGGAGTACGCACTCCTGCCATGACTGGCGTTGGGATGTTAAGTTTAAAAAGCGAGGTCGAGTCATAATATCTCCTTACGTAATATAATCTATCTTCCTTTGGATAATTTGCAAACAGTGTAGCCGCAATCATCATATACATGAACTGAGGAGTCTCAAAGATTTCTCCTGATGATCTATCCTGTACGAGATATTTGTCTACTACCTGACGCAAACCTGCGTAGGTAAAGTTCTCATCACGCTTGTGATGAATGTAACTGTCTAGTTTTGCAATTTCTTCTTCTGTATATAAATCTAAAATTTGTGCATCATACACACCACGACCGATATTCTTTTTAATCATATCAAGGAGAGTAACATGTTCATATCTGCCAAAAACTTGTTTGTTGATTCCGTATAACAACAAACGAGCGGCCGCGTATTGGTAGTTTGGATTTTCTAGAGAGATAAGGTCATTTGCACTGCGGATTAATATTTCTTGTATTTCTTCAGTTGTCATACCATCGTAAAATTGTAGGTTAGCATTCATTTCAATTTGTGAGCTACTTACTCCAGCTAGGTTATTGCAAGCATGTTCAACAACAAAATGTATTTTATCAATATTGAGATTTTCTTTTCTACCATCTCTTTTTACAATCATGGTACCATTTGACATTATCTTTTCTCCTTGTTAAGTGTGGTATTTATTGTTGGTTATGCATCTGATAACTCTGTTGTGAAATAAAGTATTCAAACGCTTGTTTCTTGCTGATGTGTTTAGTTCTGTTTAAACCAAGTACTCTATCGCCTACCACAAGCAAATAAAAGTAATCAGTTTTATCCCTATCTACACCAATATGTATCTCAAATTTTTCACCTGAAAAACGTTCAGTTAATTGTAAAGAATAGTACATTCCTAGTACAATACAGAAGTCACAGTATTGATTGTCATGTATTAATTCCCATGCAGTAGGCCAGGTATTCTTATCATAAGGATCTGTGTGGATACTTACTAATGGAATAGTGTTGTAAAAGTTAATTACATCCTGTAATGGATCTTGAGAATCTTCTAAAGTTTTTCTGAATTCTGACCATTCAGATAAACGTTCTTCGTATTTTTTGTCCTGCACTTAGCCTACCGTTTTGATTTTACCTTAAATGTGATTGTGCCTGCATCTGTTACTGTTGTGTTTGTTACGTTAATTTCTACTGTGTCTTTGGTTGCGTCTGCATTTTCATCTACATAATTTGCACTCAGCGTGAAGTTATTCAATAAGCTGTTGGTTCCTGCAAAATCAAATTCATCTCTAACCATTATATTATCATTGTCTGCATCTAGTGTTATATAAAGGATTCCATTGCGGTGTGCTTGGAATGCTGTACTATGATAAACATATTCAATTTCATAGTTTGTGTTTGCATCTCCTGGCAATCTAAAATATCTATTAGCAACTGGTTCGTTAGTTACACTAAGAGTTGCACCTTTGTTTAGATCCGCTACATGAGTTCCTTCAATAACAGGAGTAAACTTTTGATTTAATATATACTGTTGGTCGTAGCTTAGTAGATCAAATCTTTTAAAGTAGTCACCTGCACTTGTATTACCTGCTTTATCAAATTTTAAAACAGCATATGTACTTTGTGCCTCTGTACCACTTTGGTTACCAACGCTATAAAAAGAGTTGTTAAGACTACTAATGTCTGTACCTTCTTTTGCCCAAATAGCATTTCTAGCTATTTCGTCAAAGACAGTATTCTGAACACGCAGATATGATGGACCTTGTTCTTGTCCAAGTTGTCCTAGTACAATATTTTCACCTAACACGATTCCATATCCATTTGTATCAAACTTACAGTTTTTGATTAATGTATTCTTAATAGCATAATCACTGTATATAGGATAACTATACGCTCTTATTTCAACGTTGTCAAGTGTTAAATTGTTACTCATTACTGCCGCACTATCACCGATAATATCAAAACCTTTTTGTGCAGAGCTAATTGCATCACCGCTATTCCATACACCCGCAAGTTTAAGATCTACAAATTCTGAATCTCTTACGCTGTGAGCGTCAAACATTACACCACTTACTGTTTGGTTTAATGTAATACCACTCATTCTTACATATCTTGCTTGGTTGTTATAGTCTATTGGATCACTGTCACCTTTTACAAAAGTAAAACCTTCGGTTGCACTAATATTGAAAACAGTCTTATCAGTACCAGCACCTTGAATACTTGCGTATGGTGGAATACTAATTGTGCTTGTTAAAACATATGTGCCAGGATCTAGTATTAGTGTTACTCTGCTAACTGGGTTTGCATAGTTGGTGTTTAGATACAGTTGATTAATTGCTCTTTGAAGTGCGGCTGTATCGTCAGTTACACCGTCACCTGTAATGCCAAAGTTCTTTCCGTTTACAACATCATCTAGTCTATCTTGTAAACTTCTTTTGATTGGCTGAGTGGCTGTTGGTCCAGTTTGCATAGCACCCGAACCTGATTTATAAGTATAGGTACCAGCTAATTCAATTATACTGTCGTGTTCTGTTAAGATCTTTGTGTTACCAACTGCTGGTGCACCTTCACTAACAGATCCGTTACCAATATAAAATTCTTGTGTATCAACTGCCCATCCTAACTCGCCTGAAGCAAGTTGTGGGATATTATCGACGCCTCTTTTACCACGTCTAACTTGAATCCTTGATATTTGAACAACTGCCATATTAATCTCCTGCTACTGTATTTATACAATGTAGGGCGACCTAAGCCGCCCTATACTGTTTACTTTGAAGTGATTAATGCATCGATCATTGTGCGTATTGCAACAAGCTCTTGTCGATGGCGTTGATCTGCTAGATCTTTACCCATGTCCTGACCATCTTCAAATCCTAGTTGATATAAGTCAGTTTCTTTGTAGCTTTGATCTTCGTCTAAGCCATCTAAGAACTTTTTAAGTTTTG